CCAACTAATAACTACAACACGTTACAAGGTGCTTTTGCTCGACGATTAGCAGAAGCAGGGATTACAGACACTGCTGTAACAGAAGCCGAAAAGAATACCATTGTCAGCGCAGTTAACGTGCAACGAGCACCCCCAGAAGTACAGTCTCGTGGGCCAATGGTAACGGAAACTATTGAAGATACTTCTGTCGGTACCGCAGAGCTTGAAGCAGAGATACCGGAACGTGCGCCAGTAAGCCAAGATCCTACGCAAGCATCATTTCCGGGTATGAGCCGTAAGCGTGTCGCAGGGCAAGCACCGGTTGAATCTGAACCAGAAGTAGAAGGGCCAAGAATAATAGACAAGGCGTTCTTAGACAGGCTGGGTATATCTGCTCAAGCAGGAATACGTAAGCGTAGAGAAGGCCAAGATTTTAATGACCCAGAAGTCCGACAAGACTTCATAAAGTTCGTTAACAATAAAACAGTTAAGGCCGAAACCAGAGAGAATGTAGCCAAGGAACTAGAAGGCGTATCGCAAGACCAACTAAGTCTGTTTGGTCAAAAGCCCCCTGCGTCACCTACACCACCTACGACACCACCTGCGCCTACAACACCACCTACGACACCCCCTGCGCCTACGGCACCTCCTACTACCCCAACGGCTGAACCGGAAGTAGTTGCTGCGCCTGAAGAAACCGAGCTAGGGGAGCTTATAAAAGACGAACAACGTAAACAAGGGTACGTAGTAGAACTGGAACCCGAGGTCGAGTCGCTAACCAAAAAATCTGGTAACACCTACCCGTTAACTCGGAAAGGCGAGATCAAACCTTACGCCGTAATTAAGTCAGGGCAACCTACTCGGTTTTATTCTGCAAAAAGAACGGCTGAAAGAGCCGCTAAGGACGAACAAGGTAGTACGTTTGTAGCTACTGCCGACCTAGATGAAGAGCAGGCCGCTACGCTTGATGGCTTTAAAGCTACGCAAAAAGCGTTTGCTGCATTTGACGCAAAGCAAAAGCCTACAGAAGAAAAACCAGTAGAAACAAAACCTGAAGAAACATTAGAGTTCGACCCCGAAGAAGTTAGTTGGGTTAGACGTGCAGGGTATAAGCCTGTCTGGGGCAACAAAGAAATTGCCTTGCGAATAGGCTATGACCAAAAAACGAACGAAGTTCTTTACATACCTATAAAACAACAAGACGGCAAAGTAAAACGTTTTAGTGGAAACCCACGAGATGTCTCAAACCCAGTATTTTGGGGCAAAGTATTTAGTGGAGCGGAGCTTGCAGAGTTAAGAGAAGCAAAAAGAAAAGCCGTTGCCATAGACGAAGCGGCGTACAATCGTCAAGTTAATGGGCCTTTCAAAGAAGGATCTAACGTAGCATTCTCTACTAACTTACCTAAAGAACTTGCTAATACAGCACAACAATTTATAGAGATGCTGGGTATCAAAGCCCGTGTATACGTAACAACTTTTGAAGACGCTTCTAACCCCGAAGAAGCAAAACTTAAAAACTTATACGGCCCATTTGCTCGTATAGCAGGGGCGGAATCTATGGGTGAAGGTACCCAAGGATATACGCAACAGCTAACCAACGGCGACCATGTAATTGTTTTGAAGCCGCAAAGTCGCAGGTCTAAAGCGATAGAAACGCTTACCCATGAGATAGGTCACGTATTCGAAGCGACTGAATATCAAAATGCTTCGCCCAGAGTACAAGAGGCTATACGAGCTGAATACGAAAAATGGCGTAGTAAAGCTCGAAAGGGTACTGTACGAGAACTTTACAACTCCCTACGCGCCCGTACGTCAGCAAAAGCAGCGATAGCAAAAAACCGTGAGATACTTGACGAACCTGCAGCACAAAAACTTAAGCCGTATTGGTTCTCAGACGGGGAATGGTTTGCCGATCAAGTGTCTCGTTGGGCCGTAACATCTGAGAAACCGTTAACCATTGTCGATAAGTTCTTTGCACGAGTGGCTGCAGGTATGCGTAGGCTGTACGAAAGTATGGCGGGTAAGATTGGGCTGCCTAATACCGTGTTCAAAGATTACTTAGATAGTCGTGCAGTAACACCTGACCCACTAAACATACCGTTCCCTGAAGCGGTAAGTGGTAAAAAAGCTGCGGACGCGCCCCCTGAAACAACAGGGCCAAAGGCTGTTATCACCGCTACTGCTGGTAAGTTTGGTGGTAAAGCCAGTGACCGTAAAGTCACGAAGGGCAAGAAAACGGTAGCAGGTCGTTCTGGTGAAAAACCGTTAACTAAAGCGCAAGCTGCCGCCGCTACCGCAAAAAGAAAAGCGGCTGCCGACCAAGCGGCTGCAACTAAAGAAGCTGAGAAAGCGGCGCAAGCAGATAGTGCCGCAGCTAGGAAGAAAGCCTTTGACGCAGCGGTTGACAAAGTATACCAAGACAAAGTTAAAAACGCTGGTGGTGAAGCGAACCTAGAAGCTGCAGAACTAATAACCTTACGTAGAGCTGCTTTAAGGGATGTACGGGCTAGAGGTAGTTTGTTTAACGTACAGACACAGTTCGACCCTGACTTAGATGCGCCACTAGACAACAACGTCATCAAGAATATTAAAGAGGGTAACCTAAAGGGTGCCTTGACTGCGTTGGCCTACGCCGCTGACAACCCCCGTGTTGCGAAGATTGCTTCTCAACTTACTAAATTCGTGGGTGATACGCGTGTTGTTATCGTACCTACCAACCCAACAGACGCACTGGGCAAACGGTATCGAGCAGCACTAAACGAAGAACCAAATACGAAGGGTGCATTCATATACAGCGATGTAGACCCTGCCATAGATAACGTCATACTACTTGATGAGAATACGGGTGTAACAGCGCATACCCTAATACATGAAATGTCGCACGTTACGACTATACAAGAGCTACAGAACCCGTCTAGCCCCGTCACTAGACAGTTAACCAACTTGTACAACGAAGTCAAAGGCGCTTTGAGCGGCTACTACGGAACGCAATCGGTAGAAGAGTTTGTGGCTGAAGTACGCGGTAACTATAAATTCCGCCAAGAACTTGCGTCTATACCAATTGATAAGGGCGCTACAACAGGGTTAGCCCGTTACCTAGATATCATGAAGAAGTTCTTACGCAGAGTTTTTGGTTTGCCTAACGATGCGGCGGGTACTGCTGACAAGTTAATAGAAAGTATCTTAGCGCCGTATGCAGGTGTGCGTGGGTCGGGTACGTTGTACAACGCTTCGACTATGGACAAGGCTAAAAACTTTTTTGAGGACACTTACGAAAGCGTACCTACGTTCAAAGAAATCGGAGAGCGCGGTATATTAAACACGCTACTCAGTCCGGTACCGGATAAAGCAAAACGTTTTGCCTTGGGTATGTTGGATCTAAACGCCATAACAAAACTAGCAGAAGGTAAGATCCCCGGCGTAGACAAACTGCTTGATATCGTACGTAAACAAAGCAGCGTCATAAACAAGCTGAACACCGGCATAGAGAACCTTGCACAACGTACTGGCGCGTGGGCTAACAAACACGCAGAAGAGATGCAGGAACTAAGCAGGATTCTCACCCGTAGTACCTACCTGCACCTAGACCCTTCGTTGACTAAACAAGAAGCTAAAGAAAAATATACCGCTGAAAAGATATACCAAAGCAAAGTTAAAAATGCTGGTGGTGCAGCAAACTTATCTACGAAAGAAAAAGAAGCGTTCCGTAACGCTGCCTTACGAGAAGCAAACGAGAATTTTGCTGAGTGGGAGTCGTTAAACAAACGCTTCTACAAGTTAAGCCCTGAAGGTAGGGGTTTCTATAAGTCGTGGCGTAACCTGTATAAGTCTATGTACGACGATATCAGAAGAATCATGGAAGTCCGGTTAGGGGCTGAAATGAAGGATGGTGAGAAGAGTAAGCTGGTAGCCAATAAGCTGTTCGCTAAACTTACAGAAGGCGGCGTTATTGATCCTTACTTCCCGCTGATGCGTTTTGGTAAATTCTGGTTAGAGTATAGTGCGGTAGACCCCAGCAACGGCAATATCGAATACTACATGGAAGCATTTGATAGCGTTAAAGATCGAAAGGCTGCAATGAAGCAGGTTGAAGACCATTGGAATAACCCTAGCCCAGAAAATAAAGCATTGGTCGAAGCGCAAATTGCTGCCCAATTAGACAGCCCTACTGGTAAAACCAAGACCCGTGCAGAAGCAATAAAAGTTATCAGTGCTGTTAACGCGTTCTCTCGTGTAGAAGACAGCAAGTACAAAAAGAATGCGCCTTCTTCTTCGTTTGTTAACAGCGTATTAGATATCCTAGAAGCCAATGGGATAAAGGATGACAACCCTGCACAAGATCAAATCATGCGGCTGTTTCTGGACACGTTACCAGAACGTTCTTTTGCTAATTCGTTTAGGCATAGAAAGAATACCCGTGGTGCAGTGGGTGATGTAACACCTACGGAACGTCAGATCCCTAACCATGATGTGTTAGCAGGGCTTAAGAACCGTGCCGCAAGCATCGGCCAGCAGTTAGCACGTATAGAATATGGGGCGCAAATGCGTGCCTATGGTGATGAAATAACGGCATGGCAGAAAGACGTTTCAAGTAGTATAGATTTTGTATCCGACGACGAAAAAACTACCATACGTTTGCTGACCGAAGAGTTAGTAGAGCGCGCAAACTGGGCCGCTAGTCCTAATGTAGATCCTTGGGCACGTCTGGCGACTAGCTTTGGGTTTAACATGACGCTAGGTTTAAACATATCTTCTGCTCTTGTGAACTTGTCTCAGATCCCAATGGTGGTACTCCCTTACCTCGGTGCCCAGTACGGGTACACAGAAAGCATGAAGGCGATATGGAACGCGAAAAGAGTGTTCTTGTCTAGTGGTACGACTCGTGAAATAGAAAGTTGGGGGCCAGACGGAGAAATAACCGTATCTACCAGCGCGATGCCGTCATTGGACAACATCAATTTTGACGAGGCTTCAAACGATATAAGGCGGTTCCAGACGTTATCTGAACTGGCCGATTCATTAGGGCAACTTAACCGTTCTATCGCTTACGATACGGTCGAGATCGATTCTATTGATAGTCCAATGTCGCAAGTGAATGCCGTAACTGGGTTTATATTCCACCACGGCGAACGGATGAACCGTCAAATAGCGATGATGGCTGCGTATGATCTAGCCCTCCAGAAAAAACTTAAGGATAAAGGGCTACAACCCAACCAATGGGAGAAGCTGGATATAGAAGAACGGAACGCGTTGGCGTTAGACGCAATCAACGTTACAGAAATGACTAACGGTGGTATCGCTGCCGCTGCCGCGCCACGTCTAGCACAGAATGGCGTTGGTAAAGTTGCCTTCTTGTTCAAGCGGTACGGGTCAGCCATGTACTTCATGCTCTACGACTTGATTGATTCTGCAATATCCAGCGACAAACCAGAGATGCGTAAGATGGCAAGAAACCAGCTTATGGGTGTTTTTGGTGGGGCTGCTGTTGTTGCTGGGGTGCAGGGGCTACCGTTCTTTGGCGTCATTGCCATGCTATCTAACATGTTTAAAGGGGATGACGAAGAAGATTTTGAAACCGTTACTCGTAAGTACTTAGGAGAAGGCCCATACGGTGGTGCGTTCAACTATTTATTCGGGGTAGACGTTGCCAGCAGGATGGGTCTGTCTAACCTAATATTCCGTGACCGACTAATCGAGAAGGATCAAAGTATATTCTTTACCGCTGCGGAGCAGGTAGGAGGCCCAGTGCTAGGGTCACTGCTGCAACTAGAACGTGGGTATGACCTATGGGGTAGAGGTGAGGTGTTACGTGGTGTAGAAGCTGCCATGCCAGCCGCCATACGAAACGGATTCAAAAGCGTACGCTTTGCAAACGAAGGGCCAAAGACTTTACGCGGAGATCTTATTGCAGAAGACATCAGCCCCGGCCACATTGCTGCTCAATTCATGGGGTTCGCACCTGCGGAGTACACCCGGCAGTTGCAGCAGAATGCCTCTCTAAAGAAAGTAGACCGCGCAATAAACGAAGAAAGAACCAGAATATTACGTAAGTACTACATCAGCATACGTCAAGGTAACGGGGGAGCTGTTGACCGCACAATGGAAGATCTTGTGGACTTCAACAAACGGCACCCTGAAGTGAGCATAACACCAGATACGATTAAACGGTCTATGCGACAGCACATGAAAACAACTTCTAACATGCACTATGGCGTTACGTTAAGTCCTAGGCTCGCGGCTAAACTCAAAGCGCAAGCGGCTGGATGGGACGATACCCCAGACCTTATGAGCGACCTAGGGATATAACCTAGGTTTCGGTGTGCGATTGTTCTTCGTCGATTATCTTTAAGGCGCTCAGTATAATCTGATCGTCACCTGCATCTAGTACGTTACTGTCGCGCAGTTTAACCAGCGTCATCCACGCGAGTAGTAGTTCGTTTTTAGTTGCTTCCATTAGATACTCCTGTGGCAGGAGTTAAGATACCCCCTCCGAAGAGGGGGGTGCTTCTTAGAGCAGGAGGACGACAGTACGTTGTTTGCGAGAAGGGGACGCGCTGTCCGTGCCAATATATCATAGAACGCGCCATATACAAACTCCCCATTTATCGCCTACAACCCCTACCTGAACCTCTATATCCCAACCTTTACCTGCGGTTATTGTTTTAGCTTCCGCTATTGCTTTTGCAGTGTTGATGCAGGGTACAAAAATAGATGTACCTACTGCCATCGCACTCCATTCCACTACGATCCGTACCCCGTCAGGACATAGATCATACGTTCTCAGAACTCCCCGACTCATCGGCTTCCTCGGCAAATTGAACGACCAGTACGTCTGTGGGCGGCATCCTAAAGTGGGTGCCCTTACCTAGACGCATCTTCATCTTCTTGGCCTTGAGCTTATCCATCATCTCTTGTACGAACGCCGAGTAATTTATCTGCTGTTCACCGCACCACATACGGAACGGTTTCGGCACAAGATATAATTTCTTAATGTCGGTCTCGTATCGGGCCACTAATTTATTCCTAGGCACCGTCTCAGGTTGGATCAAAGAGTCCAGTACAGTGCCGTCTTGCTTACGCAAATCACTCGTACTTTTTATCCTTAAGATGTTATCGTAATGCTCATTGATGTACTCGTTTAGAGTTTGCTCTATGGAAACCGCCATATCTTTACTCTTATCTTTGTTGTCTTTGAGTACCTTTATGATCCAACGATGTATCGCTGCCATATCGAACTGAATCAACCCAAGGTTCTTAGCCAGTATCCCGCCAGACAATGCAAGCGACGGCCCTGCCGACCAAAAACGATTCTCCGACGTTAACCCACCTTCTTTGTCAACTTTGGGCTGAACGCTTCCGATTAATTGCTTGACTTGATCGAAGTTATTTATTATGTGCTGTACATAAATAGGCCCAGCGTGCCCATAACACTTTTCAATGTTGGCTGCAAATACGTCCGTCTCTGCTTTACTGTCAGGGCTTTTGAATATCTTGTCAACCCGAACTTCTAGTATCCGCTGCGCCTCTGCACTTGGGTTTTCTTTCGCCAGACGTATACGTTCTATAACGCTGGTGTTACCGCTGGTCACTGCCATAAGACTCCACGACTCACCACGTATCCGTTCAGCGTTGCTACCACTGACCATACGACCCCGCTGCTTCCCTGAAGTAAACTGGTACGCCAACTCACTCAACTGTTTCGGTGTTGCATTAGTCAGCTCATCAATGAACAACGGTAGGTTGTGTAGTACTTCTGAACGGTTCATCTTGCTGTTGTGCGTATCTCGATCATCCAAGATAAGCTCTTCAGGGTCACCCCATATAGATGCCGCTGCTTTCATCGCAGTTGTTTTACCTAGCCCAGAATCCTTACTGTGTAGGTGTATGGCCGAGCACGCGATACCACCCATGAACTCCATAAGGATTGACCCAAACCCCGCACATACTATGTATTGGTGTAGTTCAAATCCCGGTCTGTTGTAGAATTCCATCAACGCCTTCCATTCCTCAAGCGTACCCTTGGGTTCAAACGCAGGAAACATACCGGCTGTCTGCGCTGATGGTGGGTTGAATTCAATCGTGTCTTTACGTATTTTCTGGTTGCCCAGAATAAAAGTGGATGCTGTATCGTCTGTCCATCCAAACTGTCTATGTGCTTTATCTGCCATTTCGGTTGCCTGTAGTTCGTTAATCCATACTGTTACGTACCGCATCAAGTCATCTATGTTGGGTATTGCAACACCCCGCATTGACATCTGTTTGCGAAACTCCTCTTTTGACGTTACCGCTGTCAGGGGTACTGTAAACTCCCTAACACCGTCTTTCGGTAGGTGCAAGCGCATTACCACCGCTTCCCCTATTTCCACATCTACTATGCGCTGCACCACATAGACATCGTTGTGGTAAATCTGCTTCTCTTCTATGTCCCCGTCTGCGTTCTTGTTGCGTACGTACACACCACCACTTGCACCACGCACGTATGGGAACGGGTATTTCGGAATTACGTACGTGTTAACAGGTGCATTGGGTAGGTCTAAGGCAGGGACATGTACTACGTTATCTTCTTCGGTAGCTTCTCGTAGCGTCTTCCCAACGTGCAATGGGCTACGTAACTTACCCCGATTAGGGCAAGCCAAACATGCTTCAGGGTTCTCTTCCTCAAACTTGTTACAGGTGTACCGTTTATCAGCCGTTAAGTTATCCCACTTAGCATCCGTTTCTTCAGGGTTATAACCTTCGTACCCACTGGATATCTTGTGTGCCTTCTCCCGACTACCATCACTGCACGCTTTAAGAATCGATAGCATCCCACGCCATATAGGTTCTGAGACGCCGTTCTGGTTCTTTAGGGCGTTATAGATCTGGACGCACCCTGCGCCTTCGTTTGATTTCTGTAAGATGTGCTTGAACTTATACTCTTGGTTTCCCAGCGCAGCGAGCATCGTCGCACTAGGGGCTTCTATTCTTTTGTTAGGAACTGGTATCAAGTCTCCACCAACGAGGTCTGAGAACTTGTCGAAGTCAACTAACGCCGAAACCGTTGGCCCTATAAAGCCCACTGCTACAGGAGTGTCAGGCTTGTAGTTGTGTGTTTGGGGTACACGCAAGACCCGTGCAGCATCTGATGTAACCGCAGGGTCGGCAGGGAAATTACTTCGGGCGCAAAGAGCCTTGAGGCGTTCTGCTACAGGTAGCCAGTCGTCTAGGCACACTGCCTCTTTGAGCGGCCAGTACACATGCACACCCCTACCAGAGTTAATGATGGTGGGACGTGGTAACGAATAAGTCTTACAAAACTGCTTTAGTGCTTGCATGGCTTCTTGCTGAGAAGCGAATTCTTTGGATGGGCCGCAATCAAGATCTAGGAAGAAGGACTTAAGATGTTTTACGTTATCGACTTTACGCGATTTACCTTCGTTGAACGTAGCTAAAGCAAAATAAACATCGTAATCGTTATCATCTAGGTCTTTGGCGGCACTGACTAATTGGTCTATGGAACCATAAAACTGTTGGCTTCTTTTATCTTTGGAACTATTGGACGCAAAAATACAATATAGCCCACTGCTCGATAGAACCTCCTTTAAAAATGTTGTTGTATCCATAAGCGTAGATCCGAGCGACACCACGGCAGGGGCATTATTACGCCCTCTTCGACTAGTCTAGCCGTGGGTATTGTTTTAGGAATGGGCTTCTTCTCGAAGATACCCAAAGTAATTAGGACTAGTCGTCCCATCCATCAACAAGTGCACTCAAATCTGCCGCTTCTTTCGGTGCTGCCGACTTCACCTTCGCCACTTTCTTCGGCTCTTTTACAGGTTCTTCGACATCTTCTACATCAACTTCTACTACATCAACTTCGTCGGCTGTCACCGGGGCAGACTGGGTAACGTCTGCAAAAGGACTTACCTCTCCGCCAACGGTGAAGCCTTCCACTGCATCAAACGGGGATGACGCTTGTAGCGGTACGTACTTGGTGACTTGCACTGCTCGTAACCGTAGTGATACCCCTGCTTCTCGCATGTTGTATGGGAAAAGAACGACCGCAATGTTACCAACACTGCCGGTAGTCAAAGCAAAGTCTTCATCTAACTCCTTGTTCCCTGCGTCATATTGCTTAGGCTTGCTGGTAGCATCTTTACCGTACGCCCCTTTCAACGTGGCTTTACCAATAAACATACCGTCATCAGTCTTCTTGAAAGGCATGGGGATCTTCTCAGGCCATTTAGCCTCACGCTTCTCAGCGTATGCAGCCGCCATAGCGCCCATCAATTCTTTAGCCTGTTTATCGTCCATCTTAAACTGCATCGAGTAAGAAGCACCGTCGTCGAATGGGTCACACGGCACACTTCTGTTCTCCGTATTATCAAAACGGTAGGTCTTATTGATACGTGGGTATAGTACTTCAACACCTTTTATAAGGTAGTTCATATATGTTTCTCCAAACATTTAGTCATTTAATTTAAAACCGTCAACCTCATCGAATGGGGAAACACTCCGATCTTCTACCGGCGCAACAATTTTAGTCATTGCGTTAATAGTATCTTCGTGATCCTGCATCTCTTTGACAGTCTCTAGCTCCTGCTCTTCTAACGGACGTATCGGTCTGAAGAAGAGTTTTGGTGTATCGCTACCTTCGTCGAAATAAATCTTCGATATGACAGCGATGAAAGGCGTCTCACGCGCCTCAAGGTACCGTGCATAAGCACGTAGGGGCATTTCCCCTTTTACCGCGTCCCCAAATATAGAAGTCGGGGGTAGTTGTAACTGATAAACTGTTTCCAGATCATCCTTTAAAACGACTGCCAAACGCTGCACAAAACGACATGCGCGCCCAGAGCCTTTCCCAGAACCTCTAATATTTTGAACACAATCTAAGCAACGTCCAGACTGCCGTTGGGTATCTGGTACGTCTAAAGCAGGGTATTCGGTATCGTTAGACCAACAAGTCGGTGCAACTATTTTATCGGGGTCGTACTCATTTTTATAATACATCCTAGACGTATAAGCAACGCCAATGATGATGCACTCGATAGAATCTAGACCCTCGGTGGGTATACCACCAAACTTCTTGTCCTTAATACCAATTCTTTTAACGTTAGTGTCCATTAATAATCTTCGTCTGTATCCAAGTCAGGGACTTCGACCCGATCATCTTCTGGACTTACTTCATCCCATGTTGTGTCAGGCGCATCTTCGTTCAAGTCACTAAGTAGTGCTTGCGATACGGCATTCAAGTCGTACCTGTAGGTCTGCCCTATATGAATGTAAGTATTTTTCGGTATACGCCCTTGCTTCATCCAGTTACGGATCAAGCGTTCAGATACCATAAAGTGTTGAGCGACTTCTCTAATTGAAACTAATGCGGGTGTCATGGTTACTTCCTTCTAACGGATATAGTGTATGTGGAGTTTGAGTTAAGACCTTTCGGCAACAAGTCAGGATTCGACTCAAGAAATTCTCTCATGTTCTTCTGGTTTAGGCGCTTGTCCAACAGTGCAGGTTCTCCGTGCTCAAGAATAAACTTGTGCATTTGGTCCCAGTCGCTAGTCCAATACGTTTGTTTAACCGTCCGATAGAATAGACCTTCTGAAGTCTTGACGCTGCTAACGTCATGTTCTTTGCAGTGTTCCAACAGAGCGCCCTTCACCGCGTCCAATTGTTCTACAAGAATGCTGTCCTCTTTGTCGAATTCCGCCTTCAATTCAGACCGTCGATCCCGTATTTTTATATAGGTCTTGACCAACTTGTCTAAAGGTATAGCCGTTTCGCTGCCCATTTACATCTCCTTAACTTGCCGAACTGTTGAATATAATATACTTGGCTGTCCTACGCAAGTATATCATTGTATAAATCAATCATTTTTGTATGGATATTGATTTTATTGTCCAGCATTGCATAAACACGTTTTTCTATGGACGATCCTTGCAACTGAACCACGGTACACTTATGGTCTTGACCTGATCTGTGTACCCGAGCGTTAGCCTGTGCGTACGTTTCTAGTGAACTGGTTGGCCCCCACCATACCACCGTATTCGCAGCCGTCAGGGTCACACCGTGCGCTGCTGCTTGGGGTTGGATTACTAACACCCTAGGGTCATCAGAATTCTGGAACTGCCTAAAGATCTGCGTCCGTTTAGCCGCTGGTACATCACCACGAATGACTGCTGTACTGATGCCGTCAGCTTCTAATTTGTCAGTAAGAATGTCTATAACATGCCTGAAAGGCACGAATACCAATACCTTCTTACTAGACTCGTCGATTACCTCGCGCAGGACTTTGTACCGGTGCTTGATATCAAACTCTAGCGTGTCTCCAGTATCGGTGTAGACTGCACCGCAGGATATTTGTAGTAACTTGTTCATGTTCACTGCTGCATTAGACGCAGTTACCTGCTCACCTGCTGCGTCCATAATCATTTTATCTCGTAACAAGTTATAGTATTTGTTCTGCTGTCTGGTAAGTTCAACTTCCCGTTTTACATACACCATAGGCGGTAGGTCTAAACATTCTTCTTTGGTAAACCGTATGGCCGGTTGTAGCACACGGAATACGGTATCGGTGGCGTTGTCTTTGGGTACCCACCTAAAGTTAGTAACTTTAAACATGACCTGATCGCGGAACGAACCGGCGAAACGGGGCACTGCCGCAGGGTTAACGAGTTTAGCCAAGCCATACGCATCCACTGGGCTTTGTGCCGCAGGGGTACCGGTCATCATCCATAACCATTTTTCAGGGGTCATCAACGCGTTGAGCGTCTTCCATCGTTTGGTCTGGGGGTTCTTATAGTGGGTCGCCTCGTCCACAATGATTAGGTCAAAACCACCATTTGCTACGGCGTCCGACACAATCTCAACCCCGTCGTAATTTATTATCACGTAGTCAGCGTTACCCTCAATTATCTCCCTGCGTTTCTTCGCTGATCCATAGGCCACATCGACCGTTCGGTGCATTGCAAACGTGAACAGATCATTACGCCACGCGGAATCCATGATAGACAAGGGACATATAATCAACACCCGTTGGATACGACCCACATTCATAAGGTAATCTGAAGCCCAGATCGCACTAGCTGTCTTACCCGTACCCTGCTCGTTGAAGCAGAACGCTCGCTTGTTCATGGTAAGAAACGATGACGTGGTTTTCTGGTGCTCAAACGGGGAATACTTACCCGTCCACTTGTACTTCCCTTCGATAGGGGATGGCACCTTGATGTTTAAGTTCTTCAGTACATGCGCCTCGTCGATACCCCACTTAACCACTACTTTGTTATCAGGTAGTTCTTGGCTCTTGGGTATGACCGTCGTTACTTTTTTAGGGTTGCGAAGCCGCAAGAGCAGCGCCTTGTTATCTAAAATTTTCATATATTTTCCTGCTAGAAAAGCCCTGCTTCGTCCACAGATAGGGCTAGGTCTGCGATATCGGTATGAACTACCTCTGGACTAACCTGATTTTTGCACCCTATAACTGGAGGATACAGGGTACGTTTTTTAAAGACGCATCAGGCTA